GCAAACGTGGACTTGCCAATTCCTTCAGGACCGTAGATAACTACCTTTTGAGCTCGCGCCCGTTTTCCTCTTGTAATTTGCATGTTTAGTCATCCTCCAATCCATTTGCCAACATAGCAATAAACTTTTTGAACGACTCAGATTTTGAATCCTCGGTTTTGTCTGTTAAATCTTCCGGTTCTTCACCGTCAAGTGTTTTAAGCTCATACGTTGCAGTCACTTCGAGCAATTCACAATTTAATGCATTCGCTAGTTTTGTAAAATCTTCAATTTGTATTTTTGTCGCTTCAACTTCATTTTTAGCAGCACGTTTTAATCCTTCTGTATATTCTGCTGAATAAGCAAGAGTTTGTTCTTTGCTTTTATATTTCGATAAAAAGCCACCTGTTTCTTTGTTACGAAATACGATAAAAGTTTCTGTTTTTTTCATGATTGTTCTCCTTTAATTTTTAAAATCCACCTTGCCATGTTTTTGGCGTTTGTGCCACCTCTGGCTTCACGCTATACCCGTCTTCAATCAGGATGCTACATTCATCTCCTGTTGATACACGAGTCGCAATTGCTTGCAATCCTTCCTGCTCAAGCCACGCGCCAAATTCTTGTAGAGTTAGTTGATCCATTTGTTCTAGCTTGTCAATTAGCACAAAGCCACATTCTGGCTTCAATTTACGCACGATTGCAGTCGCAACTTGCAGCTGCTGACTACCAGACATGTTATCCCAGCGCTGGCCAAGATAGAGCAGTTCGCCATCATCCACGGATAAGCCCGGCAACGGCAAGTCTGCATTGGTGAGCAAGTCTGTCTTCTGCTTGCGGATGTCAGCAATCACATTATCAAGTTCCTTGTATTGCTCGCGATAACCCTTGGCATCTTCTTCTGCTTTATCCTTGTCCAGATTAGCACGCACTTTACGATTGATTTCGTCAATCTCTGCGATGTTCTTTTCGATTTCTTCAGTAGATTCATCGAGAAGATCCATGGCATCGGTATTCGCGATAGCCAAGTCTTGAGCTAACTGACTTTCTTTTGATTTTGCGTCAGCCAGCAATTGTTCCAGCCGTTCAACCTCTGCAGTTGCGGAAGCGTGTTGACTCTGGATAGATACCAAGTTCTGACGCTTACGAGCGTTCTCACCATTCTTGGCAAGTATGGCTTGTTGTTGTTGGATAAGCTCAGAGATAGAGACTAATTCTTTCGGTGCGTCAGGATAGTAAGGTTGTTCTTTTGCGAACTTCTCCTTTTGGTCAGCGATCACACCGATTGCGTGACGCTCATCGTATTTGGCCTTTTCCTGCATTTCCAGTTCGGCAAGTTGTGGACCGACTCCGATAATTTGTAGCAATGTCTTAGCCTTCTCTTTGCTGGTCTGCTCCATAAATTTGGGCAAGTTGATAGCCAACTCTTCCACAAAGCTATCAAGCAAGTTTTGACCAGCCTTGTTGCCACTCGGGTCGATGACCTTGAGAGTGCTGTTCTTTCCGCTACGTTCCACAATTAGACCGTTTGATAGCGTGATTTTAAGACTAGGCGGAATTGTACTGCCTTCTCTCTGAGCTTGGCTAGGCTTGTACTTGTTACCACCTAACGCCCAAGCAATCGCGTCCAGCACGCTTGTTTTCCCTTGGTTGTTATTTCCACCGACAATGGTTAAACCAGTCGCTGATGGCTCTAATTTGACCGCCTTAACGCGCTTGACGTTTTCGATTTCTAATTTATTAATCGTTACCATCTTTTTCTCCTCCAACTCTTAAAGATTTGACAGGTATTTGAATCTCTTCAACTTCCGCATATTCAAGAGCAAAGTCAAGTAGCTGGTTTAAAACATCGATCAATTTCATATCACACTCATCCGCGAGGTCTATAATACGCTCATAGTGTTCGCGAGCTACTCTGATACGTGGTGTTGGTTCTTGTGTTCCTTTGGTTTTATATTTTCTGTTCATTATTTTCTCCTTAGTTTCAATTGAAAATTCTCTGCTTCTAATCTCTTTCTTAAAGATTGTTCCTTTTGCAATTGCTTCTTGAGATCATCTATTTCATGTTGCATATGCGCCATCATTTCTAGGTCGCGCATTTTCTCTCTACGCTTGCAAGTGGATAAATCCCACGCTTGTCTATCCCATACGATTTGCATATCGCATTCTCCGTGGTTCTGGTAAGGCTAAGCGTTCGAGTTCTAATCCCTCTGGCTTTTCATTATCATAGGTGAATCCAGGGAATGGACGACGAATATTCTCACGGATTTTCTGACGTTCAATATCACGCCCCATCTCAAGGATTTTATTAAAATCTCTGACGTTTTTCGTGTCTTGTTCTTCCTGAAGTCGTCTTTCTTCCTCTTTTTGCTTTTCTAACTGATGAGCTAGGATTCCTGCGCTGATAAATCCTAAAATCACTGCACCAGTTCCTAAAGCTTGGTTTAACAATGGTGGTTCAAACATTTCTTCTCTCTCCTTACGCTCTTAATTTTCGTACTTCTTTTTCTAATTCCAAAATTTCATAAACATCATTGACATCGTACATAATATCTTTTCCTTGCTTACGAAATCTTAAGCCTTTGCGTTCTAACTTCTTAATATAGCCATGAGTGAAGCCGAACTTCTTCATCAAAGCTTGTTGATTGATTGGCATGCGATCATTCTCTAACTGCTCCTTGACTTGCTTTTCAGCAAAGGCAAGTAATTGGTTTGTGAACAATTCAGCACTTTCGCCGTCCAATCGTAATTGTAGCGTTATACCTTCCATTTTCTACATCCTCTCAACTATGCGGGCAAGCATTTTTGTGATATAATGGTTTTAATTATTTAAGTATGCGCCTGACTTCGTTAGGTGCTTTTTTGTTTAGTCAAATACAGTTACTGTATAGACTGATTTTTTTGTTCCATCGGTAGAATGTACGGTCGACTTCTCTACCGTTATATCTGTCGTATCATTAGCCATTTTGATGAACAACAACAAGTAGCATTCTCGTAAAATTTTTAATCTTAAAGGAACAGATAGAAATCGTTCAAGTTCCTGTTCGACCTTATATTTTTTATCTACCATTCCTACTCCTCAAATCTTTCTTACTCAATCCCGTAATCTTCAATAACTTGAAGAATGAAACTGTTCGCTCGTGGACCTTTAGTCGTTCCACTTAGAATATTTGTTACTTCCTGTCGCTTAAAGCCATAAGCAACTGCTAGAGTTGTTTTTTTGATTCCTTTCTCTTTCAAGAAAGTATTAACCTTTTCACGACCGTTTGTGATATCTGGCATATGCGTCCCTCCCTCTTTACTTATTTGTAAATAATAAACAACTAAAAATTTAACTATTTTTTGTGTTATTGCTTGACTTTTTACAATCTATTGTTTAGAATAAGAGCATAAGAAAAAGCACTAATAAAACTATAAATACCGTTCGCCAAAACATTTTTATAATTTATTTCTTAGTTGTTTTTTTAGTTGTAACTTACTTACAAAAACTATTGTAAACTATTGATTGTGTTTTGTCAACGATTTTACACACAAAAGTTTAAATATTTTTTGTCATGTCTTAGAAAGGCTGATAAATCAATGTTTTCTTTGTTTGAAAAAATTAAAGAACTTTGCCAAAAACGAGGAATTTCTATAAATTCTCTCGAAGAAACACTCGGATATAGCAGGAATACAATCTATAGCATGAAGAGTAAAAAACCAAATGCTGAAAGATTGCAAGAAATCGCCGACTACTTCAACGTATCTACAGACTACTTACTTGGTCGTACAGATAACCCAAATATCGCCAACTCAAAAGAGCAATTCTTTTTTGAAGGCAAAGAGGTAAATGTTGAAGAACTCGCTTCAACTGCTATGCGCTTCAATGGTAAACCATTATCTGATGAAGATAAGAAAGCGATCCAAAATATTATTGAAATTTATCTACGAAAAGGATAGTCTATATGACTGAAAAAGAATTAGCCTATAATCTAGGTATTAAAATCCACATATTTGAAGATGTTCTTTTTCCTGACGAGGCATTCTATATACCTGATTTAAAGACAATGTTTTTAAGTGACGCAATTTCTGAAGATAAGAGGGTTCAAGTCGCTCTGCATGAAATAGGGCATCGCAACCACTCGACAGATATTTACGAAAATTTCCGTGAGAGATGCGAGCTGGAAGCAAATCGCAACATGATTCATCATCTCATGAAAGCAGAACTAGATATCGCTGAAGATAAGACCGTATTTAATTACTTGGTCTTTATGGAAAAATATAACCTAAAAACCATCGCTGATGAAACGATGGTCAAGGAAGAATATTTGTCATTAGTAAATTAAAAATATGTGCAACAACTGATCCACACTAAAAGCTGATAGAGAGGTTTCATTATGAAACAAGAACGCAAAGTTTTAGGTATTTTAGCTATTATTTTTGGAGCGCTGGCTCTACTTGGCTCATGGATGCCTATCATCAATAATTTTTCATTCATTTTGGCTATTTTAGCTCTTATCTTCGGTTTAATTGGTTTTGCAGTAAATCGAAAAAGACCAAAAACACTAGCTATTATTGGGACGGTTCTAGCAGTCGTATCTATTGCTATTGTATTAGTAACTCAAGCAATGTACGCTAAATCATTGAAAGAACTAGGTAAAAACGTTGAAGAGACTGTTAGCTCTGTAAGTTCTTCTATCGAATCATCTCAAAAAGAGGAAGATGCTAAATTTAACTGGACAAAAGAACAGTTTGATGCGCTTCAAGTTGGTGATATTATCAACTATGGAGCTGGTGGAACTAACTACGA